ATTCACACCGGGCCAGCGGTGAAGACGCTGGCTGATGGGCGAAACGCCCATTTGATCCAGCGCGACAAGGGATGGTGGACAAAGAAGCTGCGAAAATTCTTCGACGTGCCGTCGAAAGGCGTCATACAGCGCGGATCGCTGCTGCACGTAATTGTGGGAGTGAAGAAGGCAGCAAAGGCAGCAAAGGTGGCGGCATGAAAATTTACATGGGTTACGACTCGCGCGAAAAGGCCGCTTACGATGTGGCCCGCGCGTCTATTCTGCGCCGCACTGACCCCAAGCAATCGCAGATCATACCGCTTGAATTGGGCGGCGAACTGCTCAATCCGATCCTGACTCGGCCGATAGCGAGGCGTGAGCATAAGCTGTGGTGCCCGATCAGCCAAGCTCCGATGGCGACTGAATTCGCCGTTAGTCGGTTTGCCGTACCCTTCCTGTGCCGCAAGGGCTGGGCGCTGTTCGTAGATTGCGATGTAGTGTGCCTGGCGGACATTCGTGAGTTATTTGCACTCGCGGACGCCCGCTATGCCGTTCAGGTCGTCAAGCATCAGCACGAGCCCGTTGAGCAGACGAAGATGGACGGCCAGGTGCAGACCACCTACGCCCGAAAGAATTGGTCGAGCGTCGTGCTGTGGAATTGCGAGCACGAGGCGAACAAGCGGCTCACACTCGAAGAGTTGAACACCTGGCCCGGCCGCGATCTTCATGCGTTCAAGTGGCTGAGGGATGACGAGATCGGCGACCTGCCACAGGAATGGAATCATCTCGTCGGTGTGAGTCCAGCATCCGAGACGATGAAACTAGCTCACTTCACTTTAGGTGGACCCTGGTTGCCTGGCTGGTCCGGCGGCCCCTTGGATGACGTGTGGAACGCTGAGGCGGCCCATTGAAAACGTTGGTTGTCATTCCGGCCCGACTCGAATCGACGAGGCTTCCACGCAAGTTGCTGCTGGCTGGGACGGGGAAACCGCTCATACTCCACACCGCGGACGTGGCCGCGTGGTCTGGATACGAATACGTAGTCGCGTCGGACAGCGAGGAAATACTGCGTGTCTGCGAAGATGCTGACGTTCCGACGTTTCGCACAGGCGAGCATCCGAATGGCACGAGCCGGATGGCTGAAGTGGCTAAGGCCCGACCCGATGTCGAATGCTTCATCAATCTTCAAGCGGACGAGCCCGACTTACGACCCGGAGTGATTGACCTACTCGCGCTTGAGCTTGAACTGTCTCCTGCCTTCGGGTGCTACACGCTCGGACGGCCGGCGAAGCCGGAAGACTATCACAACTCGAATCGAGTTACGGTAGTCAGCACGAACAGGTGGGTCCGTGACTTCTTTAGAGGCGTTTCGAGCGTAGTTCATATAGGCATTTACGCCTATCGACGAGCATCACTGCTCTGGTACTCGGAAGTCCCACCGTCGCCCCGCGAGCAGAGTGAAAAGCTTGAACAACTGCGTGCTCTTGAGCACGGCTTGCCAATTGGAGTCACGTACATTGATTGTGACTGGCCCGGTATCGACACCAGAGAAGACTACGATGCCTTTGTCAAACGACGTGCGGGAAATCAAGAAAGCATGGGGCGTTACTCGTTGCTTGCATGTTTCGACTAACACTGAAGTCTGGCACGCTTCGATAGTTGCCGGCGGAAAGAGCAGTTATCACCGCCATAGGTCGAAAGCCAACCATTTTTACGTCGTGTCCGGCAAATTGCTGGTGGTTAAATCCAATTGGACTTACTCACTTATGGCCGGTCAGGGATTGACTATGCCCGTCGGTGAGTGGCATCAGTTTCACGCCGTCACAGATGTAGAACTGATTGAAACGTACTGGCTGAATGCGATCGACCCTGACGACATAGAACGGCAATAGCACATGGCCTCTGAAATCCAATTCGACCACACGACAGGCCGCACGTGCTACGTGCAGGTTCGCAACTCCGTTGGTCAGATTTGGAACACCGTTGGCGCAGCGTTCGAGGCTTACCAGACGGCCAACGTTGGAGACTACGACATCCCGGCGGCAGAGCAAGGCACGGCATCCGGTCTGTACACGGCGAGCGTGCCGGTGATCCCGGCGGGCGTCTACGGTATCGTCGCCAAGGATCGCGCTGGCGGCAGTCCTGTAGAGACGGACCTCACAGTCGGCGCTGGCGAGATTGAATGGAGCGGCACGGCGATAATTTCGTCGGCCTCGGTCATCGTGGGTGCTGGCGGGATCAATGAGGCCGCGTTCCACGCGGACACGGCCAAGTACCAGGCCAAAGTCTGGATGTTTGATGACGATACCGGCGCTGCTGACAGGTACGTTGCGTGTTTCTTCCGAAACGGCGAGCCGGTCACGGCTGGAATCACTGGTCCCACTATCCAAGTCATTAAAGTCGCCGATGGGAGCGACTTAGTATCCACGGTGGCAATGGTCCAGATCGCGTCTACTGGTATGTATCGCTACAACGAGGGGGCGAATCGCGTTCTTGATGGAGTGGCCTATATCGCTAGGGTTCAAGCGACGATTGGCGGCAACGTGCGAACATGGAATCAACCTGTCGGTCGAGATAGCTAGTGAATGCGACACGGCGCTTTACTTATGAACTGTTTGACGACGACTGGCCAGCATTTCCTGCTGATGTCGTCGTAGTTGGCGTCGGGATCGGCGCTGATGCGTATTTCTTTGAGTTAATTGTCCTGTCCAGCCTGTCGAATACGCTGACCACCGGTCACGTGCATCAGTTCTCACTGCCAGTGGATGATCGGGAAACGCTGATTTTGGAGTAGCGATATGCCGGGCACTATCCATAAGAACGACATCGGCACGGAGTTAGTCTGCGAGTTCAAAGACGACGATGAAGTCTTGGACATCTCGGCCGCGACAACGATACAAGGCAAATTCAAAAAGCCAACCGGCGAAGTGATCGTAAAAACACTGGACCTTGTTACTGATGGAAGTGATGGACTGGCAAAATATGTGACAGTATCCAACGATCTCGATGTGGTCGGGCGTTGGAAGCTTCAAGGCTTCGTTGTTATTCCGACGCCTTCGCCAAGTCGTCAATTTCATTCGACCATCGCTGAATTTGTTGTGCATGATAATGTGAACTAGCGACGGTCAAGCTTACTCGGTGGCTTTGAAGCCGAGGCACAATTAGTGGCATCACCCCTTGCAAACCTGCGCCGGTCCATTGCTGAAGGTCTCGAAAGTCGCACGCTTGCCGAAAGCTGCTTTCGATGGGCCTCGAAGCGTCGGATTATGGGCGGCGGCCCGCCCTATGGCGGCCCGTACTCGGACAAGTATTTCCCGTGGGTAAGGGAGATTCACGATAGCCCAGCGTCGTTCAACTGGGTGATGAAGGCGGCTCAGGTCGGTTTCACAGAGATCGGCATCAACCTGGCCTTTTACACGCTGCTGCAACTCCGACGCAGCGTGCTTTACCTACTACCGACTGACACGAACGCCAGCGAGTTTAGTCGATCACGAATTAGCGCGGCACTGTCAGAGAGCCCGCTGATCGCTCAAGACTTCACCGACACAAACACGGTCAACCTGAAGCAAGCCGGCCCCGCGACACTCTACATTCGAGGCACACGAAGCGAAAGCGGACTCGTCTCCATCCCGGTCTCGCAGATCATCTTCGACGAACTGGATCGTATGAAGAAAAACGCCGTCGAGATGGCGCTGGAGCGGATGTCGGGGCAGTTTGTTAAGCGAGTGCTCGGGCTCTCGACGCCAACAGTCGGCGACTTCGGCATACACAGGCATTATTTATCGTCCACTCAGGAACATTTCTTCTTTCGGTGCCCGGCGTGCTCGCGGATGACGGAGCTTGTCTGGCCTGACTGTATCGAAGTCGTAGGAGAACACTTCGCCGACCCGCGAATACATGAGTCCTTCCTGAAGTGCAAGGACTGCAAGGCGAAATTAAACCACCAGGACAAGCCGGTGTTTCTGAAAAACGGAATTTGGCGTCCGACGAACGAGCAAGCAAACCCAGACCTCCGCGGTTTCTACCTAAATCAGCTTTATTCATACACGGTAACGCCAGGCGAAATCGTTCGCCAGCATTTCAAGAGCTTCGGCGACGAACTAGCGGCTAAAGAGTTCCATAATCAAAAGCTCGCGGTGCCCTACGTCGGAGAAGGCGCGAAGATCACCGACGAGATGATTAACGCCGCAGTCGGCGATCACTCGATACGCGACATGCGACCGGAGGATTCTAGTCGGCTGATTACGATGGGCGTGGATCAGGGAAAGACCTGCTATGCCACGGTCGTAGAGTGGCTTCTGAAGAGCAATGATCTGACGGACATCAACGCTGTAGCCGACTGCAAAGTCCTAGCGTTTGTCAAGTTCGGCGAGGATGAGTGGCACATCCTTGACGACCTGATGCGAGAGTGGCAGGTACAGGGCTGCGTGGTCGATCCCGATCCGCAAATTAACGAAGCTCGCAAGTTTGCGCGGCGTCACAAGAAATTCGTTTGGCTTTGCCGCTACCGCAGAGGGCCTACAGCAAAAGAGATCGCAGAGACTACTGACTCCGACGTGATTCACGTCGATCGAGCGAATTGGCTGTCGGCTGTTCTGCATCGCTTCAAGGTGAATCCACCGACGATCAGTCTGCCTCGGGAAATCAGTGAAGAGTACAAGCATCATCTGAAGAATGTCGTTCGCACCTACGAGCGAGACGACGACCAAAACGCTGTCACGGAATTCATCTCGACCGGTGCGGACCACTTCTTCCACTCGTTGGCCTACGCGGAAATCGCCCTTCCGCTGTCCACCGGGCGTGGCAAGACACAATCAATAGCGAAAGCTCCATGACCGCTACGCTCCCCACTATCGCTCAGAGCAAATATCCGCGGTACGTCACTTACGCTACTGAGTGGCTGAAGTGGAGACTCACGTACAACGGGGGCGTTGAGTTCCGCGATCACTTTCTGAAAGAGTTTTCTAACCGGGAAGACAAGAACGAGTTCAATGCCCGACGTGGGATGACGCCGATTCCCACACACGCCAAGGCGGTGGTCAACGAAATCCGCAACAGCATTTTCCAGCGGATGGTCGATATAACGCGGTCGCAAGGCAGCCCCTCGTACAGGCAGGCAATTGCCGGCCTGAACGGCGGCGTGGACAATCGCGGCTCGACGATGAACTTCTTCATGGGCGTGAAGGTGCTCGAAGACCTTCTCGTCATGGGTAAAATCGGCGTATACGTTGACAATTCGGCCTCCGTGGCTCCTACACTCGTCGGAGCAGAGCGCGCGCGACCGTATCTGTACACGTATTCGGTAGAAGACATTCACAACTTTTCATGTAGCAACCCCGAACATCCGTCAGAGTTCTCGTCGGTGTTGCTAGTCGATCGTTTCAACGGCTACGACGATTTCGGTTTCATTAAAGACGAACAAGTTCGCTATCGCAAGCTGTGGCTGAATAAGAACGGGAAGGTCAGCCTTCAGTTCTACAACGCGAACGGAATACCGATTGGTCGAGACGGAACGCCCGGCATCGGCGAGACTGAGCTTGAACTGACGAAAATCCCCTTCGTCTTGCTCGACATCGGAGATAGCATCCTCAAGGATGCGTGCGAGTACCAGATCGCGCTGCTGAATCTCACGTCGAGCGACATCAATTACTCGTTGCGGGCGAATTTTCCAATCTTCACGAAGCAGGAAGACCTTCGATCCGTTGGCACGCACTTAAAGAAGCCAGCTACGCACGACGGATCGTCATCGTCCGGCGGGCAAGGCGCGGCGGACAAAGACATAAGAGTCGGGGTTCAGCAAGGCATTATTTACCCTGAAGGAACGGAGCGCCCCGGCTTCATTAACCCGTCCAGCGAGACGCTGAAGGCGTCAATGCTGCTCCAAGAGAAGCTGAAGCGGGAAATTCGTGAGCTTGTCAACCTGGCGGTGATGCAACTCGGCGTGCGGGCCTCGGCTGAAGCCAAGAAGATGGACAATCAGGGCTTGGAGGCCGGCCTGTCATACATTGGATACGTGTTGGAAAACGGCGAGCGTCGGATCGCGGAGTATTACGCCGCCTACGAGAGCCGCGCCGTGTCGAGACAGCAAATTCCGACAATAAAGTACCCGGATCATTACGGTCTGAAGACCGACAACGATCGTGTCGAAGAGGCGACGAAGCTCAAGGACTTGTCTTTCACCGTTCCTGGTCACACGGTAAAGCGAGAAATCAGCAAAAGCATCGCCGACAAGCTTTTTCAGGGCAAACTTCATCCCGCCACGCTGGAAAAAATTCACAAGGAAATCGACGACGCTGGCTATGTGACCAGCGACCCAGACGTGATTATTCGCGCGTCTGAGGCCGGCCTTTGTGGAGAGAAAACCGCCTCGGTGGCGCTCGGCTTTCCCGAGGACGAGTATTTGAAGGCCCGCGAGGACCATGCCGCCAAGGCGGCGCGCATTCTCGAAGCTCAAACGGCTGAGCGAGAGGCCCGCGATCCAGGCGCGAGCGGCGTTGATGACCTGTCGATGGATTCGGAGGCGGCGGACGACGAGAAGGAAGAGAGCCGCGATCAAACATTCCAACCAGACAAGAAACGCCGGGTGCGAGGTCGCGGCCGGCGGCCAAGAGGACAATAAGCATGGATATACAAAAAGAGTCGCTTCCTGAGTTCATAGCGAGAAACGGCAGTGTCGGTACGACGGCCGCCAAGTTGACCGGCAGCGTCGGCTTTCCAGTCCGAAAGCATGTTGTTGTGCGGGCGGACTCGGGGAATGCAAGCACTGTTAAAGTCAGTCACAGCGAAGTTGATGCCGCGAACGGCTTCATACTCGCGGCGGGTCAACAGTCGCCCCCAATCTATATAGATGATACGTCGAAGATTTGGGTACTCGGCGGGGCGGCGGCGCAAGGTTTTAGCTGGGTGGCGAGCTAACGATGCCTATCAATTCTACGTTTTACGGGACCGTGCTTGAGGCTGCTGATTATTTCGGCAACCGCCTTCACGAGACTGCGTGGTCGGACGCCACAGCGGACGAGCGCGTAAGAGCCCTGGTTGCCGCCACGCGAGTGATCGACACGTTGAATTACAAGGGCTACAAAAAGCCGGTCTACGATCTGCTGCAAACTTTCGGGCTGGTTGATATCCCATTGGTCGCTGTACAGGGTAGCCCCAGCCAGCAGCAGATCGAGACCGCGGAAAAAAGCCAGGCGCTCGAATTCCCTCGCGGCACTGATACCGACGTGCCCGAGGCAATCCGTGTCGCCTGCTACGAGATAGCTCATTCGTTGCTCGACGGGAAAGACCCAGAGCACGAGCTTGAGAATTTAGGGGTGAGCAGCCACGGCTATTCGTCTCTTCGCACCACGTACTCGCGTGGGCAGGTGCCGATTGAGCACATCATCAATGGTGTGCCGAATGCTCAGGCGTGGCGTCTTATCAGACCGTTTTTGCGCGATGGCGATCAGATTCGCCTAACTCGCGTCTCATAACTACCGAGCTTGTGCTCGGGTCTTGGCTACGCAGTAACCGACGCGCGTGGCTTTGTTCTAATCGTCGGGAATGAAGGACTTCCGTAATGAGGAGTGTCTGTCTGTATCTGTCACCTGCTCGTGCCACTTGCTACGACGGTGAATCCCCGCCCGCGACCGGCACGACGCCAGCCGGCGGTGATACCGGAGCCAAAACAACGTTCACACAGGATGACGTGAACAAGTTTCTCGCTGAGGACAAGCGGAAACACCAGGCTCAACTGGCCAAAATCGAGTCGGATTACAAGGTTCTGTTAGACAACAAGAACCTGACCGAATCCGAGACGAACTCTCTCAAAGAGACGTTGACCACGCTGCAAGGCGAACTGCGAACGAAAGAAGAGACCATCGCCCTCGAAAAGAAGCAGGCCGAGGAGAAGTACAAGACGAAGCTCACGGAAGTCGAGAAGGAAAAGTCCACGTGGGAAAGTCGCTACAAGCAAGAGACGGTTGAACGGTGGATCACGGACGCCGCTGTGGCCGGTGAAGCTTACCGGCCATCGCAGATTGTCAATGAACTGCGACCGTTCGCCAAGCTGATGGATGTTCCCGATCCGAAAACCGGGAAAGCCAGCGGCCGTTATAAGGTTGTGGTCGAGCTTCCCGAGACGGACCCCGCGACAAAGGAAGAAGTCATCAAGACGTTCTCGCCGGACGACGCCATCAAATACATGAAGGATCGACCGGCTGAGTACGGCAATATGTTCAAGTCGAACGTAGTGCCCGGCGTCGGAAGTCATTCTGGTTCTGGTGGACCTTCAGTGAATGGGAAGCCGGACTGGAAGAACATGACTGCCGAGCAGTACGCCGTGCTCTCCAAAGAGCACCCTGAACTCGTCTACGGTTAAGACGAGGTTGTCAAACATCTGAATCGTCTCATTCGAGACGATTAGGCATCTCACACAAGGAACAGCTAATGAACTGTTTGTACCTGTCGCCGGCACGCCAGACGTGCTACGCGAACGACAACGATGCTTTCATCCCCGAGAAGTGGGCGTTCGAGAGCATCAAGATTCTCACGGAGAGCATGGTCATCACGAACCTTGTTCATCGTGAATTCCAAAACGAAATCGCTGAGCACGGCGATGTCGTCAACACTCGCAAGGTCTCGAAGTCGGAGCCGAAACGCAAGACGGACACTGACGACTACGATGACAGCGACAAGACGGCGACCAACGTTCAGGTGAAACTGGACCAGTGGTTCTACGACAGCTTCCGACTGAAGCCGCGCGAAATGAGCCTGTCGTTCAAAGATTTGGTGCGTGAGCATCTCGTCGAGAGCGTCAAGGGTATCGCCCGCGGTGTCGATCGCGCCGTGCTCGGCCGTATGGCCCATGCCCTCATCAAGTCCCCGACGACTCGATCGGGCCGCTTGCTCAACCTCACTTCCGCCAACGCGAAGGACACAATCCTCTCGGCGCGTGAGCTTCTGAACAAGCAGCTTGCTTACGAGGACGGTCGCAGCATGTGCCTGTCTCCGTCGAGCGAGTCTGCCATCCTTGCCGTGCCCGAGTTCTTCAAAGCGAACGAGAGTAACAAGGGTAGCTCGATCATCGAGGAGGCCCGTCTCGGTCGAATCCTCCGGTTCGATACGTACATGGGACAGAACGTCCCGTCGTTGACGACCGCCGCTGTGGATGTGGCCGCCGGAACCGTCACCAACGCTCTCGCGGCGGGTGGCAGCGGTTCGCAAGCGGTGTCCATCATCGGATACGAGGCCGTTGTGGGTGAGTACGCGACCGTCGCCGGTAACGACCAACCGTCGTTCATCACCGCGAAAACCTCGGGTGCTGGTGACACGACTGCCGTGACGCTGAACGAGGCGAACAAGTTCGCCACGCTGGCGGCTGCTGTCATCAACGTCTACAAGAAGTGTGACGTGGATGGCGCGTATGCGATTGGCTACCAGAAGGACATCACTGTTGACGGTCACACCGCCAGCAAGGGTCCGCAAGTTGGTCAGATCGTGTCCTTCGGCACGGGTGGCACTCGCCACACCTACGTCATCATCAAGGCCACGGTGGTCACTTCGACTTCGACCAAAATCCTGCTGGATCGCCCGCTGGATATCGCTCTGGCCGACAATGAAGACGGTTTCCCCGGACCCGCGGGTTCCTACAACCCGGCGTTCCATCGGGATGCGTTCGCTCTCGTCAGCCGTCCGATGATGAAGCCGGGTCAGAACCTCGGCGTCAACGCCGCGGTTGCGACGATGAACGGCCTCTCCATCATGGTCACGATGCAGTGGGACATCAACAAGGGTGGCGTGAAAGTCAACCTTGATCTGCTCGCCGGCATCGCGGAACTGGACAAGGACTTGGCCACGCTGATCCTCGGCTAAGCCAAGCGTCTCAATAAGGCAAAGACCTGCCCCGGTCGATGGCGGCCGGGGCAGGCTTTCTTCACCGGGAGGCGCGCCATGTCTGATTTCCTTGAACTCGCGCGTCAGTTCGGTCCTCTCTCGGCAGCAGTGCTGTTCTTTTTATGGCAGGGCTGGCGTCGAGAGAACCGGATGCAGAAGCGAATCGACTCGCTCGAAAAAGAGCACAAGAACGTGATCCTACCAATTGTCACGGACTGCTCGAAAGTCATCGCAGAGAACACGGCCGTTATGTCACGTCTCGAAAAGATTCTGGAAGGGCATCACCAGGTAGCTCGTGAGGCTCTAAACCGAGTTATGCGTCGAGAAGTTTCCGAAGAGTCCTAATTGCGATGGCTTTCAGCGAACTATCACCGACGCCGCGACCGCTCAGTCGTCTGACGAAGGCGGCACTGTACTCACTGAAGCGTGCGTATGGGGCGGCGGTCGATGTCTATAAGCTGGACAGCACGTCTACGAATCCGAAGACGGGCATCAAGGCCATCGTGAAATCGGTGGTTCACATACGTCGGGCGGCCGTCATGCCGGCCGGCCTCGCCAGAAAAGCCGTGAGAGGCATCTCGCTTATCTCGGCCAACAAGCAGTTGGTTGAAGGCGGAACCTATGACGCCTTCACCCGTGATTTCCTCATTGATCGACGGGACTGTCCCGGCCTGTCGGAGTTGACAGCCGATGACTGGATCGTATTCGACAGCAAGAAGTTTCAGATTCAATCTGTTGAGGACTACGAGTTCGATGCAGCGTGGATTGTCACGGCTCGCTGTTTGAAAGGGGAAGTTCCTGAACGCATCGTTGCTCTACATATCACATCTCTCTTGACTGTGGGAGACACAGCAGATGGCAGCTAATCCTAATTGGACTCGCTGGATATTTGCGTCTCTTGCTCTTCATTTGAGGGAGATTGCAGACGCGAACGATCTTCCTGCATTAGTCGATCACTCGGATGACCGATCAGCGTCTTTCATGGACGCCACCGATCGAGCCGAGATCAGGATCACAGGGCCTCATATCCGTGAGAGAAGCCGTGGGGACTTCTACGTTCGCGTCGAAGTCAGCGTCCTTCTCAGCAGTCGGTACGACGGACAACTGAAGAACGCTCTTGAAATTCACAGGTTCGCTGGGCTGTTTCAAGAGGCTCTTACTCTACCGATCCCCGTCTGGAATTACGGTGCGGAGTCCGGTGACTTTGTAGAAGGCCAACCGGCCACACAGTTAAAACTTGGGTGTCTTGAAACAGTGGAGCGCGAACCGGTTCGAGTGTTCCACTTCGGACAGATACATGAAACAGACAAACTCAAACAAACCGCCGTTGACGCCAAACTTCAAATGGAGTTGACGGTAGGAGGAAGCTAATGGCCCGAATTGAACTGCGACACTGTACAGTGCGCATCAAGGATGGACTGGCAGGCACGGCGGCTATCATGGACGCATCACTTATGGTCGGTGACACGACCTTCGACATTACGACCGTAGTGTTGAACACCGATGTCACAGACAAGGTTCCGATTGGTGCGCGTTTCACCATTGCCGGTGAGACGGGCACGCCGGTTCATACGGTGACGGCTCGTACTCCGACCTCTATGGGGCCGACTACGAACATCGTCTTTACGCCCGCCACGGCGGCTGGCGTCGTGACGACCGCTGTTCTCACGTTCACGGCTCAGCAGTTGGAGATCAAGGTCGGCGACGGTGACATCAATTACACCGAAGCCACGGAGATGCTGTACGACCTGGATCGTGGTCAACTGGATACCGTCCGAGAGGGCGACGATCAGCCGATGGAGGTCTCGCTCAACTTCACGTATGAGCACATCACCACGGGCACGAACGAAACAATCGCCCCGATGGACGCCATCAAGCGTCGTGGAAGCGCTTCAGAATGGGTGAACTCGGCGACGGATAAGTGCGAACCGTATGCCGTGGACATCGAAGTCGAGCACGTACCGCCTTGCGGTACGAGCCAGAAGGAAACGACCACGTTCCCTGACTTTCGATCTGAGTCTCGGGAAGTCAGCTTCAAGGACTCGAACGTCGCCGTTACAGGTAAGTGCAACGTCAAAGAACCGATCGTAGCTCGATCTTAACAAAGCCCGATGGCTTGAGCCTGGCAAGGGCTCAAGCCATCTTTTGGCAAGGGAGAACAAATCATGCGTATTGGTGGAGTCGATCCGACAACTCTCCCAGTTGACGAAGTGCTGGTGTTGCCTCGCGGCGACCAGCAAGTCGTATTTGTCGCCCGAGGCGTGGCAGGTTGGGACGATTTTTTCAAGATGTGCCCCGAGCCGGTGATGCCTGTGAAGCTCACGGCTAAAGGCACTGTGAATGACGAGACTGACGATTACAAAGCGGCTCACGCAGAGTGGGCTCGACGGCAAGAAGCCTATATGTACGTCAAGTCTCTTGAGCCTAGCGACATCGTGTGGGACACCGTTAAACCCGACGTGCCAGGTACGTGGGTCAACTGGCGCGACGATCTCGTGAACAACAAGTTTACGTGGCGAGAAGTCCAGTTGATTCAGAACCTTGTTCATCAGGCTAATGCGCTGGATGAAGCAAAGCTCGAAAAGGCCCGTGAGCTTTTTCTACGTGGTCCTCAGCCGGCGTAGGGCAGTTTCGCTGGCCAAAGTATCGCACCGGTCTGTATGCGATCTGGAAGGCTTGCGAGCGTCTCGGAATTAGGCCGCCTGATGTCGCTCCCTCTTGGAACGACTGCTCGGTTCATCTGCAAGCGCTGGTCCTAGCCTACGACCAGACCCGCAGTCACGACGAGCTTGAACAGGCGGGCCACTCCCGCGGATGAGGACCATGAGAATCAGAGCCCAGCTTCAGCTTCCTCAACTGTCTCTTCAGCGGTACATGACCGACATGAAGGCCAGGCTCGGCGAGCAAATCGCTAGGGCTGCGGCCGAGTGGCTGAGCACTGTTACGGATGTTGTCCCGGTATGGAGCGGCGCGTCTCGTGGAACATTCCTAAAGCTAGCGCACGACATCAGTTTTGCGATCGACATAGCCCCGACTGTAGCCAGCCGTGTTCCTCTCGGTCAGGGTCACAGTGAAGGCAGAGTTGATATTGACCCGCAAGCTGGTCGCTACAGCTTCTCGTATCAAACGGACTTACCGCATTTGCTAGTCAACGAAGCAACCGACGCAACACGCTTCGGTTTTCATTTGAGACAGCCGGGTCCGTACCACTTCCAAGAAAAGGGCGCGAAGGCAGTTGATTCGGTCTTAGCCGACACCAGCCTGCCCAACCCGTTCGATAGTGTCAGGATCACGACGCTTTCCATCTAATGGCTGACGATATCCGACAACTTGTGGCGATAGAGGCTTCGCAAGCCATTCAAGCGTTGCGTGATCTCGACACTGGTTTGAAGACCTTCAGTCGCGGCCTAAACACTGCGGGCAGGGCGATGGGTCGCTTTAATGCGACGGCGGCGGGGGTCACGACGAGTATTGGCTCGATCAATTCCGCATTTCAGGGATTCAGCACCGGCTCGGCGGCCGCGCAGTTCACGACGTTCCAGAGCCAGGCATCGAACTCACTCAAACAGATCAGAGGCGACACCGGGAAGCTGACCACCAGCTTGACCCTGCTGTCGCGCGTCGTCTTCACCCAGCAGATAGTCCGCGGGCTTTCGCAGATTCGAGCGGCGTTGTCGGAGACGGTTAGCTCGACCATCGACTTCCAAAAGCAGATCGCTCTGGCTCAGACCATCGCGGGCGGCACCGGCTTCGAGAAGCTGTCGGACGGGGCTCGAAAGCTGGCCTCATCGCTAGGCATCGACCAGGTTGAAGTAGCTGCCGGCTTATTCCAGACGTTGAGCAACCAGGTCGGTGACGCTGCCGAGAGCTTCAAATTCTTGGAAGTTGCCGGTAAGTTCGCCAAGGCGACTGGCAGCACGACATCGCAAGCCGTCGATCTCATTAGCGGTGCGCTGAAATCGTTCAACCTCCCGGTCGAGCAAGCGGAATCCGTCGCCTCGAAATTCTTCGTGGCGTTGGACAAAGGCCGTCTCACTGCATCAGAGCTTGCTAACTCATTTGGACGTGTTGGCGCTGTCGCGGGTGAGTTAGGAGTCTCCATAGATGAGGTTAATGCGTTTCTCGCAGCCTCAACTATTACAGGCACAAAGGCCAGCGAAGCGATCACGCAGTTGCGCGGTGTCCAAGCGAGTTTCCTCAAGCCGTCGAAGACGATGGGCGAGGCTCTCAAGCGGCTCGGCTTTGATTCTGGTGAGGCGGCTATCCGGGCACTCGGACTGAAGGACGCCGTTAAGGCCGTCACTCAGACGGCCGGCGGGAACACGGCTGCCCTCGGGAAGCTCTTCCCCAATGTCCGCGCCTTGACTGGTGTTGTCGCCGCTTTGAATACCCAAGAGCAGGCGTACAACGAGACGTTAAAAGAGTCCATTACATCTGTCGATCTGCTGAGCAAGAAATTCGCCATCGTCGCCGCGACGGACGCCGAGCAGTTCACGAAGGCAATCAACAAGATTAGCACTGCCTTCAGCGAAGGCTTCGGAGATAAATTCCTAAGTGGCTCCGCAAACATCCTCAACTTCTTCAGCGATCTGGGAGACCGCCTCAATCGAATCGGCGTCGTTGATCTTGGGCCGATGCAAGGGGCTCTCAATGACTTCGCCGCGATCGAAGACCAGAAGGTTCAAGCCGCCAAGAAAGCCGACGACGAACGGCTGCGAAGCGCCCTTGCCGTCTCGGCGAAGCTGCGAGCCCTCGGTCAGGCTGAACTCGCTGAGAAGCTGAAGAACTTCGCCACGGCTCAGCGAACGGAAGGATTCCAACAGCAGATCGCCAACATCACGAAGACTCAAGCCGCGGCCACGAACTTTCAACGCCAGGCTGGCGAGATCGCCAAGGTCTTACCAACGATCACCGATTTCTCGCGGGCTCAACAGTCGCCTGCCTTCCAGCAAATCATTCAGGGTATCACGTCGCTAAGCTCGGGCGAGATTGACCCCACGAGGCTGGCCGGGTTGGTCGAGCAAGTTCGCCAATTCGGGGAGGCTTTCCCTGATGAAGTAGCTACCGGACAACTGCAAGCCGCCGTCGCGGCTTTGAACGGGGCCGCGATCGCGCAGGCCCGCCTGACGAATGCTCCCAGTCTCGAACTGTTGCAAGCGGCCACTCGGCAAGCTAGCGACAACATCACTCGCGCCGTCGAGCCCGCTAGGCAGTTTGCGGATCAGTTGGAGAGGAGTCGAAATGCCACTCTGAAGGCCGGCCCGGCCGGCGGTGTCACTACGAATCCATTTGCAGCGGGCGGCGCTGCGACTGGTGTGGGCGTCCAGAACAACCCGTTCGTGAACGGGCAAGCGGCGGCATCTGCTAAGACGTTTGAAGGTGCATTGCAAGAGGCCACGGCGAATCTTTCTACTGGCGTTCAGCAGGCGATCAGGCTCACGCAAGAACTGGACAAGGCGAGCAAGAAGTCTAAAGAGATCAAGCCTGCGACAACCGGTTCGTCCGGCACGCAGTCGAATCCATTCTTCGCCACGGGCGGCCTTGCCCGAGGCACTGACACGATCCCCGCCATGCTGTCGCCTGGCGAGTTCGTCGTCAACGCGAGCGCATCGCAAAAGTTCTTCAGCCAGCTTATGGCTATCAACTCGGGCCGCGAGCCGATCTACCGAGCGGAGGGCGGCCCGGTCACAACGAATGTTAATGTCGGTGATGTTCACATTCATGGGGCGAAAAACGCCTCTCACGTCGCCCGTGGTTTGATGGGCGAGATTCGCCGCGAAGTGCGGAAGAATTCTTCACGTCTCTAACAGTCCCAAAGGAGAGGCTAATGAACACAGTCAGGATAGAGGACCGCGCCGAAGTCGCGGTGGATCGCCCCAACGATCTCGCTCACCGAGCCCCGTTGAAAGGCAAGTTCACGATTCAGCACGTCCGCGACGGTGAGGTCATTGCCGAATGGGATGTGCCAAACGGCATCGTCGATGTCGGGCTCAACTCCCTGCTCGAAGTCTACTTCCACGCCACGTCGCAGATCACGACCTGGTACGTCGGCCTCGTGGATAATGCGGGCTTTTCGGCGTTCAACAACGCCGATACTATGGGTAGCCACGCTGGCTGGGCCGAGAGCACGGCGTATTCCCAAGCGAATCGTGTCGAGTGGACGGAAGGCGCAGCGGCCGCGCGGTCCATTACGAACGCGGCCACTTTGGATTTCTCGATCAACGCCACCGCGACGATCAAGGGCATTTTCGTCACGTCCAACAACACGAAAGGTGGCACAACGGGAACCCTCTGGTCCACGGCCGCCTTCGCCTCGAACGTGTCCGTAGTCAACGGCGACACGCTCAAGATCACGTATACCGTCAGCGGCTAGTCGCTGTCTGTGCGAGTTTCTCCCTTGCCGGTCTGGGGTTCGGCTCGTCCGGCCCCAGACCTTTCTTATGCTAGCTCAGCGGCTTTGTCAGTGCTGAGATGAGGATTCACCATGACAGCGCCGAACAGAGAACAGTTCCAGAATAACGCCTTTTCGGCTTTGGATGGTGGTATCACGGATGTTGCTACGACGGCGGATGTCGATGACGGTTCTGTCTTTCCGTCAGTTGGGAATTTTCGTATCCTCATTGATGACGAGATCATCCTCGTTACGGCACGATCTAGTGATACGCTAACGATCGTCCGCGGTCAGGAAGGCACAACGAACGTCGCACACAGCGACGACGCGAAGGTCACGCATGTATTGACGCAAGGCGCATTACAGCGAATTCTGAAGGACAATCTTCCGTTCGCCGATGTGTCCAGTAGACCCATTCTTAATTCGTTGACTGATGCAAACGAGGCTGTAATTGATTCGAGCGACTTCGCTTGGATCAATCAGGGATCGGCAACGGCGACGGACCATAATGGCACGGTACTATTGACGGCTCCCGCTGCGGCTGGCGAGAACATTCGGCTTCTGAAGAAGGCACCGCCGAGTACACCATATTCTATTATCGCCGCATTCGTCCCCTGCGTGACAATTGCGGGCGGCACTGGGCAACCGAGTTTTGGCATCTGCTTCCGCGAATCTTCGACGGGGAAGATTTACTCGATTACTTGCGAGCTTGTGAACGACAATACGTCGCACATGAGCATCTTCAAGTACCCCAATGCCACGAGCACGCCGACTAGCGTTGTGAAGCGTCACGACTGGCTGACGCCGTTGTTCCCGCTGTGGCTCAAGATTCGGGACGACGCCACCAACCTGAAGTTTTTTATCAGCCCAAACGGCTTCGACTGGATCGAAGCGCAGTCTGAAGGTCGCACGGCGTTTATGATCGGCAGCGGTCCCGATGAGATCGGGTTCTACCTGAACCTCAACGGCCAGAACGTCCTGCCCAACATGGTTGAACTGGTCCACTGGTCTGAAGAGTAGTGACTAATGGCGTTCACCGGCCAACTCGGCACCAGTGATTCCTACCTAGCGAACATAGTGCTGGGTACTGCCGGCGGTGGCGACTTAGAGCAGATCATCAACCACGTTCTGGCCCTAGTCCAGACTGCTAACGCCGGTCAGACTGCCACCGCCGAGAATACTCTCGTTCTCGTCGATGACGCTGTTGGCACGGTGGACCATTTTGAGTCAGCAAGTCATACGCTTGTCCTGGTTGACGAGGCGATATCCAGTATCACGATGCTCAGCGTGTCCGACACGCTAGCTCTCGTGGACTTGGCGGAAGGCCGGACGCCGATCTCGATTGCCGTCGCTCAGACTCTCGAACTGGTCCAAGTACAGGACGGCCACCAAAATCCCGTCAACAAGCTGATCTTTGATGACCTCGGACTGGTCAGTCAAGTAAATCGCACGATTACGGTCGTTGTCTCTCAGTCGATGTCGCTGGTTTCGGCCGTTCACCGGTTCTTAGGCGGCGTCGATGTCTTGAACCTTATTCAAAGTGTCTCGGTCGGTAAGAGCAAAGATGGAACATCGCATCAGCTTACCCTATTGGAAACGATCGTCATCGAGTCTGTCTTAACTCGCAGCGTGCCCGATCCGCTCGGGTTAATCCAGTCTGTCACCTACTCCGTTGTTGGAGACGGGTGCGCTCTGCTCGATTACAGGCCGTATGTCGGCAGCAGTACCGATCCAGCCTTTCCGCCGCCCAGCACGACGAAGCCGACTCTTGGCGACGGCACCTTGACACTCACGTTCCCGTTCGTCGCGCCGACCACGACGCTGATCCTTCGCAACCCGGAGTTCGACAACACCGAACGTCTGGCGTTTAACCGAGTCATCAGAGAGTCCCGAGGCGGCTCGCTCAGCGTGTTCGCTGACCCTGACTGGCCTAAAGAAGACATTCTTCTCTTTACCGTAACCAGCCTCCGTCCGCAAAAGCTCGACGCTTTACGAACGTTCCTTCTGGATTCGGCCGGCAGAGAAATCGGTCTGCTCGACTGGGAGAACCGTCAGTGGAAGGGGATCGTCCTCAACCCTGATGCCGCGATGTCGGAACCGGGACGCGACAACCGGACAGTTTCGCTTGAATTCGACGGGGAGCTTGTCTAATGCTGTCGCTTCAAGCCCCACTACCTAACATTCAAACGACAACTTTGCTTCCGAGCCCAGAGTTCAACGACAGTGAGTCCCGCCGACTCTCGGTCGAGATGAAGAAGACGGTGGACGGTACGAAGTTCACCTACGTCAAGAAGAATACTCGCTCCAAGCTGCTGTATACGTTCGCTCTTTCCAGGCTCAAGATGCTGGAAGTGAGAGCCTTCATTCAGGCGTACTTCCGAGCGAAGGTTCGGATCACGAATCATAAAGGCGAAGTCTGGGAGGGGCATTTCGTCTCGAACCCCTTCGAGATCACGTCAAACATCCCCGAGGCTATCACACTCGAATTCGAGGCTGAGCGTGTCTTTGCCCCGGCCGTACCTCTCTGCTAAGCCATGCGATCTATCTCCGCAAGCGCCCTGACGCAGCTTCAGACGAATCTCGGCACCGAGCCCGGTATCATTATCGAGGTTCAATGGGTCGAAGGGGGCCAACGGATCACCTATGGCGATGAGGACATTCCTGTTGCGAACATCAAGGGTCGAATCCTTGAAGTGTCCGACATGGATAACGTCATCAACGTCAACAGCGGCGGCCAGACGCAGCAGATCAGCGTCACGCTCGACGACACGGACGGCTCGATCAAAGCCATTCTCGACAGCGCCGACATCCACAAGCGCCCCGCGTGGGTCTATCAGCACTTCGACGGTATTCCCGTCGCTGACAAATTCCTCGTCTTTAAGGGCGTCATCAACACACCGGTCGAGTGGAACGAGGGCGACCGGACGGTTCGCTTCGACATCATCAGCCGAATCGAAGCATCTGAAGTGGGGTTCAGCATGGAGGAGGGCAACTTCCCCGGCGTCCCCGAGGAGCTTGTCGGCAAAGCCTGGCCGCTCTGCTTTGGCACTTGCATCAACGTTCCGGTTCTGAAGACGAAGAGCCCGCGGCGTGGCCTGCTCAAGACCGGCTTCGGCATACGCGACTTCACGCTCGAACCACGGCTCGAACAGCTAAAGCGGACGTGCTGCCCGATCATCTTCACACAATGGAAGATGACGGTCGAATCAGGATCGGCCGCGGGGTGGGGCGGCGGCTCGCTCGTGTTCAAACCTGACTATCGGCCCGACCCCGAGTGCGAGTGCCGCAAGAAGGCAGAAATCCTGGCTCTAGAGCAGGAGATTGCCGCGCAAGCTCCATTCGAGATCAATCAGATCGAGATCATCGACGGGTTCAAGTTCCCGCAGAACGTCCTTCTTACTTTGAAGGTTAATGATGCCGAGATCACCGGTAGGTTCAGCGGGAGCATTTTTACGATCGTCTCTCGCCGCCATCCTCAATGGGACGAGCTTCCCATCCCGCCGTTAAGAATCTTCGGCTGCCCAGTCATCGAGCCGAACACTTCCGGCGAGCCCAATAACGTCGAGCCCGGCACCGAGCCGGTCTGCATCATAGAGACGGGGCAGTTGGGCGAGAACAACGGCACGAACCCAGTTAAATCGTGGGCGTACCTTGAGACGTATCCGCGATCGCAATTCTTCTGGGGCGAGCCCGGTACGGAAGTGTTTCTGAAAGGCGATGAGTCGATCGTCTATGTCGCCAACATCCTCGAATCGGACGTGCTGCGAGTCAGCGCCTACCGCACGTTCCCGAGCGGCGTCCGCCAGCTAACAACTGTCCCCACGGCGTACTACACGACTCGCATCAGCGACTTCAACAGCTATGAGGTCACGGAAGTCGTGATGTCGAAGGCGCTGTCCCTGCGCGGTGAGGGCTGGGAAGATGACATCTACGTCACTCTTGAATCCACGATCGGGCCGAACACGGTCGATATAATGACGTGGCTAATTCAAAAGTACACGACGCTAGGGATCGACACGACTTCGTTCAATTCCGTTCGGACAAAGATCGACAATTATCCGATGAACTTCCCGCTGTTGGAGAGACGGGAGCTAATCAGCTTGCTTCAGGACATGGCCTTCCAGGCGCGATGCTCGATCTACCTGAAAGATGACGTGTTCTTCCTGAAGTATCTCAGCGAAGAGCCGACCGCGGACGACACGTTCAGTGTGTCGGACATTCTGCCGAACAGCATCGTGCTCACGCACAGCCCGACCGAAGACCTTGTGACAAAGTTCATCGCTGAGTGGAAGCGAGATCACGCGCTGACTGAAAACAATAAGGTCATTTTGCGTCACAACGTAAATCGTTATGGGATGCAGGAGCGGACCTATCAATTCTTCACGTTTGCACATCAAGAATTGGTCCAGAAAAGTGCTACCTTCTGGCTGATCCGCCTGGCGAACACCTGGCGGCGAGTCCGGTTGCAGACACCGCTCCATAAGCTTCGGTTCGAGGTATTTGACTGCGCTTCTTTGACGTTGGCGCATCTGTCCGACAGCCCGATCAAAACAATCATCGAGCAGGCCCAGTACGACTCCGCGAGCCACTCGATCCAGTTCGAGCTTTGGACGCCGATCCGCTCAGGCGAGCGCGCGGCGTACAACTTCGCGTACCCGGCGCAGATCAGCGCACAGTTCCTCTACCCCGATGTCACGGCACAGCAGTTTGCCGGCGGCTCTGCGCCGAACATTCAAACCACGCCGCCAACCGGTCACATCCTCGGTCAGTTTACCGGCATACAGAGTGCCACGCTAGGAAACAGTAATCCATGCGTCGGGCCGGCCGGCACCTTCCTCGGCATCGGGTCTGGCTGCTTCGGCGATCGAGGAGACCGCAAACCGAGCGACTTGGACGACGTGAAACCTGGCGTCAACACGCACGGGTCCGATGCGGCCATCCCGCCGAGTAAAGACCCTCGGGCTGCGATGTTGGAGGCTCAGCGACGAACAGAGCAGATACGGGCGGCACAGCAGACGCAAAACGTCAGCAACAAGGAAGACGCCGAGAAGGCGTTGAACGCCGCGACTGGAGGAACTGGGGGCGGCTCGAACCCGACGCCGGACGGAGATGGTCAAGGCGCGGGCGATCAGACAGGTGACGAAGCACAGAAGGTGCAAGACTTCCTCAACAATTTACCGGAGGAACCGCCGGCTGACGGTTGTTACGCCACCGTGACTGTCAGTTGGTGCCCGTTCGTCGAGTCAACCACGTCCGGTGGCACAATCGCCATCTGCCAAGGCGGATGCTCGGGAGTGGACTCAGATTGCAACGAGCAGATTCACACCAATAGCCAGGCCGCCGCCGAAGCGATCAAAGAGGCCATCCGCGCGAAGGTGCTTCAGCCGGCGCAGGTAGGCGCAGCCTGGCCAACGGCCGTTGGGATCAGCCGCAACATGCCGAACGACTGCGGAGAGCCGACCGAGCAGGCTATCGTCGCTTACAAGAAGGCTCCGAAGATGACCGGCCGAGGCAGCGGCAGTGAAGGGTTCATCGGTCCCGGCAATCTAACAGGTGGCTAATGGCGTGCGGCGGCTGCGGGCGAGCGCCTGATGGGAAGGCTCTCCGAACGGAGAGCACTGGGGAACCGCGAAACGTGGGCGGGGAGATTGTC